CCTAGCCGATGGGGCGTGCTGTCGGTGGGGCGGCGTACGCTCCCCGCATGGCTCAGAGACGAAGCGGCGTCAGTCCCGCAGAAGCCCACCTCCGGATCACGCTCGCCTCCTGCTGCAAGCGGCACGCCCTCGACACCGACCCGGCCGCGGCCCTCGCGGAGCTACGGGAGATCGCCGGGGACCGGACGGACCTGCTCGCCGAAGAGGCCGGCCGGTGGGCCGGCCTCAACGAGGGAAATGCGGAGATGGCCGTGCTCGTGGACGCGATCAAAGCTCACCCCGGGACGGAGCGAGGCGTGAAGGCCGGACGGCAGGCGCTCGCCTGGCGTCCGCACTCCGCACCGCCCCCGACCGGGTACCAGCGGACCTATCGCGGACCCGACCGAGAGTGAGACACTGGGCGGCATGTGCGGCAGATTCGCGCTCAGCGCCGAGACCGACGAGCTCATCCGGGAGTACGTCGCCCAGGGAGGGCGGCCGCAGGACTGGCGGCCGTCGTACTCGATCGCGCCGACCGACCCCGCGCCGATCGTGCGGCGGCACGACGAGGCGCGCGAGCTCGTGCTCGCCGGATGGGACCTCCCCATGCCGGCGGCAGCTCACGGCCGACCGGGGATCAACGCGAGGCTCGAGAAGCTCGGCAGCGGATGGTGGGCACCGTCGTTCCGGGAGCGGCGCGCTCTCATACCCATGACGGGGTACTACGAATGGACCGGCGCGAGGTCCCCGAAGACGGCGCATTTCATCCACGGGGACGGGCTCCTCACCGCCGCGGGCCTGTGGCGCGACGTCGACGGCGCGCCGCGATTCGCCGTCATCACCCGCGAGGCCCGCGACGCCTCAGGCGAGGTCCACGACCGCATGCCCGCTTTCCTGCCCGCCGAGGCGTGGGACGACTGGCTCACCGGCCCGGGCGATGCCGGGCTGCAGCAGATGCTCACCGACGTGTCCGACACCGTCGCGGGCACCCTGCGCACGCACATCGTCGACAGCAAGGTCAACTCCGTGCAGCGCGTCGACCCGTCCGACCCCTCGCTCATCGAGCCGACATGAGCCCTGAGCGGCCCCGCGATCTCCTCGCCGACGTCGTCGAGCCGCATTGCCCGTCATGTGGCACGGTGCTGCACTGGCATCCGCGGGGATGGTGGTGCCGGGGATGCGACATCGAGTGGGCCGAGGGGCTCGTGCTGCCGGGCGAGTGACCCTGGCGCGACGAAACTGCCCCTCCCAGCCGAAGCCGAGAGGGGCGGTAGTGCGTGAGATCACGGGCCCCACTGCCCACGGCCGGGGCGCGAGGCGTTCCACGCGTCCACGGTCTCGGGCAACCACCCGCGAATGTCGCCGATCATCGCGTCCGGCTCGGGCAACCTGTATCGGCCAAGGCTCGCGGACTTCACGCCGATTCGCTCGGCCAGCTCGGCGCGGGAGAGATAGCGTGCCGTCACGATTCTTCCTTCCGCCACCGGATCGCGTTCAGCACGATGAGTCCGGCGGCGGCCACCGCGAGGAGGCCGGGCCAGGTGTTGCCGGTCGCGAAGGAGACCGTCGCGGACGCCGCGGCGAGGGTCGCCGCGGCCAGTTTCGTTGCCATATTCATGATGATCCTGGAACACTGGAAGGGAGGGGATGGAGATACTTGCCTTATCTCCATCCCCCTTCAGGCTAGCGGCGCTTCTTCTTCCGCTTCTTCCTCGGTTTCGATTTCGCTGCCGAGATGATGGCGGCGATTCCGAGGGCGAGGGTTCCGAGGCCTCCGAAGAGTGCTCCTAGCCCGTCCAGTGGGTGTTCCATGTTCACCTCCTCTCTGTAGTTGTTACCTCCACTATACACACTCGCAATGCATTGTGCAAGCGAGACCAGCGGGGACCCAACTGCGCCTCGGGCTTGCAATGTCCCCTTTTAGGGCATATGATGATGGTATCAGGCAGGGCACGAGGCCCAGCCGCTACCGGAAAGAGACTCCGATGAACACCACCGCCACCATCACCCGACTCCCCATCGAAGCCGGCCTGAGCCGCGAGATGATCGACCAGCCCACCGAGGTGTGGCAGGTTCGCTGCGACAGCGCCGACTTCCGTGCCCTCGTGGAGTCCCTCACCCACCACGAGCCCATCCCCCAGCACTGGTTTGCCGCACCCACCTTCCGCACCGAGCAGGCCGCGGCCGAGGCCCTGGCGGCAGCGACCGAGCAGGCCGCATGGATCACCGAGATGGAGGCCGCCGAGGCTGCTGCCGGACCCGCCCGCCTCGACCGGACCATCTACCACGGCGACGGCCGATACACCGACGTGTACAGCGACGGCACCCGCATCGACCGCGAGGAGGCCCGCTGATGCCCGCCACCGACCAGCTGCGCGCGATCTTCGAGGGCGCCGGGATCACCGAAGCCCCCACCGTGACCCGGTGGGGCAGCAAGACCTGGACGATCGAGTGCCGCGCCGCCCGGACACGCCGACAGGTACTGGAGGGGATGAGCGAGGCCGGCCGACAGCGCAAGCTCGCCGAAGCGGAGGCGTACGGGATCGACCTCGACGCGCACGACACGATCCGTGTCCGCGCCCACGCCTACCGCCGTGACCTCGGCCATGACTCCCTCACCCTCGACCGGTGGCTGCACGACCTCGCCGGGAAGATCCCCGCCGGGTACGAGCCGACAGGCCTGGTCGACTCCCTCGGCTCCACCCGCCTGCCCGCCCCCGCGGTCAGCGCCGCCGGCTTCGCGGCCCGCCGGCACCTCCTCGGCCTCACCTACGAGGAGCTTGCCGACGCTCTCGGCGTGAATCCGCGCACCGTGCGACGGTGGGAGGGGGGACAGTCCGCGGTGAAGGCTTCCGTACTGGGTGATCTTGACCGGCTCATCGCCGAGCACGCCGCCGACGCCGCACGCCTCACCGAAGACACGATCCCTGACGGGCCGCGCCCGCGGGGCTGGTACATCGCCGCCCTCGCCCGCACGCTTGACAGTGCTCCCGACGCGCCGGCTACACTCCCCGCATAGCCCCGCCCCTGCGGGGATGATCCACTGTTCTCGGGATCTGTCTACAGCACGAATGACTCCCCGCCCCGCGGGGATGATCCGAGTGTGGCTTTCGGTTCCGTTGCACACAGGCCAGCTCCCCGCCTCTGCGGGGATGACCCCACCGTCGTCACGCGCGTGCACGACGAAACCGCCCCTCCCGGGGAGCTCGCCGCCATAATGGCGTCGGAAGCTCACCCAGGAGGGGCGGCATGTGGGGGCGGAGCCTACTCGCGCTGCTCGATGGCCTTCGCGCCGGCATCGCGTGCGATGAGCGCGTAGGAGGCCTGCGCGACGACTATGGTCAGCAGCACGAGGACGGGCCACTCGGGGACGACGTCGCCGGTGTAGACGTAGTAGAAGGCGAGCACGATCGCGGTGAGCAGGAGGCTGAGTGCGACCGAGATGGTCTTCTTGAGGAGCGGGCTGACGTCGATGAAACGCTGCAGCAGCGCCTGCGCCCAAGGCGAGACGATGCCGAGCAGCACGAGCACGCCGGCGGGAATGGTGGGGAGGGTGATGTCCATCAGGACTCCTTCGTGGTCGGTGTCGGGCTGGTGTGCCCGTAGGTCGGGTAGTCGGGGATCTCTTCCGGGGCGACGCACGGCGCGGCGATCAGCATGCGGCGCAGGCGTGAGGCATGCTCTTCCGCGATGCGTCGGTTGCGGGCCTCACGGTCGGCGCGAGACCATGCCCGGTCCACCTCGTCTCGCCGCTTGAGGCCGCGGCCTGTGAGAGCGTCGAGGAGACGCTTGGTGAGCTCGAGGAGGATCGCCCCGCCCCCAGCGGCGCCTATCAGGGAGGCGACTGTCGCGGCGTCCATCTCTCACCCCCGCCGCGGTTCGTAGCTGTACTCCCGGATCAGCAAGCCGCGGAGGGTGAACGGGCCCGAGGCGAGCACGATGATCCCGATCTGCGTCAGCCGGGACGCGCCCGATTCGAGGCCCTGGACGTGGAGGATGATCACCACGGCGAGATAGATCGCCAGCCCGATGAACACCGGCGCGATCGCGAGGAGCCTCTCGGCCCACCACCAACCGGGCAGCACGGTGACCATCCCGACTGCTCCGCCGAAGACGAACAGGGCCGCCCAGAGCATCGTGGAGAACGATCCGAGCGGACCCTCGATCGACTGCGGGGGACGCACGAGGGTGGCGACTCCGATCGCGATGGTGACACCGTAGATCACGAGGTAGGCGATCTTCAGGTGCCGAGGCTCCTTGATCGCCTCCCACATCCGCTTCAGCCGGCGCATCATCCACCTCCCGGCCACGACCGGAACTCGTGCCGCGGCGGCGGATCATCATCCACCCGTCGCAGGATCCCGAAGCGGTCGACGAGTGCTTCGGCGACGGGCACCCACTGCTCGTACCGGTCGGGGAACGCGGACACCTGCACGGCCTGCGCGGCCCGGCCCAGCGGCATGGTCTCCCACCCGGGGATGTCGAGCAGGCCGCGCGGGTCGCCCTGGTTGGGGCCGTGGGCGCCGCCGAGGAACGCACGCGTCGAGTAGGCCACGGTCATGAGCTGGTCCGTCGTCCCCCAGCCGGAAGCGGGGCGCTGCTGGAACAAGCCGACCGAGTCGTGGTCCTGGCCAACCGCGTCGTGCGGGAGCTGCAGCGACCGGGGGTTGCCGCGGTTCGCGTACATCCGGAAGCCCGTCTCGACACCCACGGTGATCAGCGCGGCGATCAGCGCACCCCGGTGCCCGCCCGTGACCCGCGCGGCCTCCTGGGCGACCAGGCGCGCCCAGGACAACTGCTGCGGACCGAGGGAGACCGACGCGCCCCCGCGGAGCTTGCCGATGAAGCTCATGGCCTCCAGTACTCCTTGCGGTAGTCGGTGTTCACGATGAAGACACCCTCGTGGTCGGCCTGCACCTCGACCCGAGCGCGGGTCGGGTTCTTGCCGCCGAAGCTGTACTTGTCGGAGTACTGGAAGGTCGTCCGGCCGGTGGTGGCGGGGATCTCGATGTCCATCCGCGTCTTGATGCGATGCCACCTGCCGTCGGCGCGCTTCTCCTCGAAGAACGCGCGCACGCGGCCCAGCGTGCCGGAGTTCGGGCCGCCGTCGAGACGGATGTCGAGCACGATGCTTCCGCGCTCCTGCTCGCCTGCGCCGGTCATGGCGAACTCGTGCACCGCCTTCGGCTGGAGCTGGATCGGGTGGTACTTCCCCTTCGACAGCTTCTGTCGCGCAGAGGTGGCCTTGTTCTCGGGCGTGGGCATGGTGTCCTCCTGATTGGTTGTTGCGGGGCTTCCACCCCAGGGGTCGAGGTCGACGAGGTGCCACAGCTCCTTGGGCACGACGACGTCGACGAGGAAGCCCGCCGCCTCGGCCTCCTCGACGAAGACCTCCCACGGGACCGCCGAGAAGTTGCCGACGTCGATCGCGCCGGAGACACGGTCAACGACCGTGACCGGGAGGCCGTAGCGACCCGTCGTCCGCCCTGTCCACCTGCCTCCGTGAGACGAGCGGCCCGGGACGGACGCCTGTATGCCCAGCGCGTCACGCAGTGAATGCTGGCCCGCGAGGTCGCGGTAGGCGTTCGCGCCGCCGTGAGCGGGCGGGGTGATGTAGAGGCGGACGCCGGTGCGCTTCTCCACCGCATCTCGGAGCCGGATCCACTTGTGGTGCGTGTTCGGGAAGAAGTAGTTCTCCCCGTCCTTCACGAGCAGGCGCAGCGGCACCTCGCCGTTGGGATAGACCATGCGTCCTCCTAGGGAATGGAAGAAGCCGCCCCCTCGGGACGGCTTCGGGATGGTGTGGGGTCGCGGGTCAAGACGTCGGGTAGGTGACGTACATGGAGAGGACGTCGCCGACGCCCCACTCGGTTGGCGTTATCGTGCCGTTGACCAGTCCGATCGCGACTTCTCGTGCGTTGGCTGATCCGGCCGCTCTGAAGACGCGGGGCGCGATGAAGTCGTTGAGCAGCGCGACGGAGCCGGGGAAGCGATCCGAGTTCGATGCGTCGACGTACGAGGACGAGCCGTGGAACATGTTCCCGACGTCGCCGTTGCGGCCGATCGGGAGCGAGAAACTGACCGCTCCGGTGGGTGCTCCAGTGGTGCTTCCCACGGTGAAGGCGTAGCGGGCGTGCACAACGCCACCCGAAACCCACCAGGCGCCCGTTAGGGTGCCGTTGCCGAGGTCGACGCCCGCACGCAGGGTCGGCGTAAACGATCTCCGTCCCATCGACCACAGTCGCCAGGCCGTGCCGTCGTGCCGGTAGGTCGCGTCCTCGTCGGTGTCGAACCACTGCAAGCCAAGCCGTGACCATGGGTACGCGTTCCGCGCCGCCGTGGAGCCGGAGAGCTGGCCCGGGCGAGCTTTGAACTCGGCCGCGACGCGGACGGCGAGCGCGGAAATCTGGGCTGTCAGGCTCATGGCCGGGGTCCTTTCAGATGATCACGGTGATCGTCGACAGGGGGGCTCCGTCGGCGAGCGTGGTGGCGATGGTGCTGGTGGCGGGCTCCTGGACGCGGGGTTCCCATTCCGCGATCGCGAGGGCGATGTCGCCGGCGTCGACGGCGACGGATCCGAGCTGGTCGATGATGCCGTAGTCGAGCAGGGCGCCGCGCTCCCCCACCGTGGTGGAGAGGAGCGAGCGGACGGACTGGGCGAGCTCGGCGGGGCTGTCCTGGCTGAGGGTGCGCAGCCCGCCGGCAGGGGCGACTTCTAGCGGCAGGCGGAGGGTGACGGCCATGTGCAGTTCCTATTCGTCGACGGAGACGATCCACGGGCCCGACGTAGTGAAGACGAGGAGCACGTGGGCGCCGGGGGCGATCGGCCGCCCTCCGACCGTGCGGGGCCCGCGGCAGGGGCCTACGGGGTGGTCGGAGGACTGCCCGATCGGGGTGGCGAGCACGCCCGCCTCGCTGACCGCGGTGATGACCGCGTCCGTCGGGGCGAGCGGAACGGCCGGCGCCCGTCGGCGCACGAGGTCTTCGAGCGTCATGACGCGAGCGCGGTCTCGAAGATGGCGACGAAGTCCGTGGTCGTGTCGCCAACTTCGTCTTTCGACGGCACGCCGAGCTGGGCGCGGGCGCCGGCGGTGGTGGTGGCGCTGGTGCCGCCTCGGGCGATCGGCAGCACGCCATCGACGCCCGGTCGCGGCTCGGCGTCGAGCGGGGATGCCGCGGCGGTGCTGCCGAGGTCGACGATCAGGGCGGGAGCAACGTTTCGCCCCGTGCCGCCGTTCGTGATGGGGAGCACTCCCTGCACGCCGGGACGAGGCGCTGCTTGCATGGCGGAGACGGGCTCGGTGCTGCCGAGATCCACTCGTATCAGCGGGGGCGATTGGAGGCCCGTGCCTCCGCGGGCGATCGGCAGGGTGCCGGTCACGCCGGGGCGGGGAAGCCCCGTGAACACGAAGGCCTGGGAAGTGCTGCCGAGATCGACGATCATGGTCGGGTTGCTGGTCACGCCGGTACCACCGCGGGCGATGGGGAGAATGCCCGTTACGCCGGGACGGGGCGCGGCTACGAACGGCGATGCGGCCGCCACGCCGGAAAGATCCACGAGCATTGACGGCGCGGTCGTGCGGCCGGTGCCGCCGTTCATGATCGGGACGGGCATGGCCGCATCGATCAGCCATGCCCAGTCGCCTGCGACGCCGGACTTGTTGATCTCGAGGCGGCCCATCCAAGTGTTGAAGATGACCATTCCCGGCCAGATATCCGTCAGCGTGTCTCGCTCGGGCTGGGTGACGGAGAGGATGCCGGGAATCTCGTTGAGCCGCCTTGCGAGCGCTTCAATGTCGAGACGCGGCTTGTCGGGGTCGGTCGGCTCGGGAAAGGGAAATCCCTTGCTGGTTGCTGTCGCCATGGTCACTCCTCGGCTGTGTCGTAGGTGCCGGCGGTGGCCTCCGCGGCGGCGTAGGTGCCGGCGGTGTCCTCGGCTTCCTGATAGGCGGCGGGCGGGACGAACACAAACTCGAACGTGACGCCAGCTGGGCGGTGCCGCTCGGCGAGCTCACGGATCGTTTCTCTGGTCACACCGGCCCGATAGTCGGACTCGTAGACGCTGATGACCGCGTGCCAGGGGTCTGGGTCTCGCTCGGAGATGTGTGCACGCTGCTGCCCGGTCAGCGCGGTGCGCAGCGACGCGATGAGCGCGCCATGCGTTCCTGCCCTCCAGGCGGGGCGTGTGCGGATGATCTCCCGCTGCTCCTCGATGGCGAGCGTCGGGTCGATGATGACGCCGACGAGCTGCCCGATCCACACCGGGATCGTGCTATCGAGGTCGAACATCGTCGCCCATCCGGCCGCGGTCGGTCGGGTGAGTTCCTCCGTCTCCACGACGGGGCCGGTGAGGCTTTCGACCATGGGCGTCAGCAGGGGCCCCGCGTGGCGACGGAAGCCCGCGCCGAGGGAGCGGATGACGCGATCGCTGATGACGCTCATGACGCGGTCACCGTGACGGTCGGGGTGATGAGGGCGCCGGGGCCGGCGAGGGTGACGTCGCCTGTGCCGCCGTTGAGGGTGATCGATCCGATCGCGGCGACGCCGGGCACGGGGGCGACGAGCACGGCGACGTCGAGGACGCGCAGCGTGCGGTTCTCCTTCCATGTGGCCGGGTCCCCGCTGCTGCCCCACGCTGCCGGCGACAGCGCGGCCTCGACCGCCGCGGCAACGGCCGCGCGCACCGCAGCGGGCTCGTGCGTGGGCGCGGTACTCACGGTCACGTCCACCGACACGGCGGTGCGCACGGGGTCGATGATGTGGAAGATGAAGCCGACCTCGCGGATGCGCTCCAGCGCGGAGCGGAGCCGGTCGACTTCGAGCTCGGCGAGGTTCCCGCCGGCCGCGTTGACGGGGATGATCGTGACCGTGCGGTCAGCGGGCACCGTCGGCGCCTGCGGGTCGTAGCGGTCCAGCGCGAGTGCCCGGCGCACGCCGGGCACGGTTGCGGCGAACGCCGCCAGATCAGCCGCGCGCACACCGCCCGGCTTGAGGGTCGCCAGCCACGCGGTGAAGCGCGAGAGGAAGGCCTGCAGCGTCTCAGGTCCTTCGCCGCCGGTGGCGGCCGCGGTGAGGGTCGCGGCGATGATCACCGGCGACACGGTCTGGATCGACGCGGCGTCGCCGGCGGTGCCGAGGTTCCATTCGTCGCCGGCGTCGTATGCGACGAAGTCGGCTTGGATGTCGCCGCGCCAGTACCCGGTGAAGTCGCCCTCGGTGACCTGCGTGAACGCGGCGACCTTCGTCAGCTGCGCCGGCAGCACGAACGGCTGTCCCGATGCGGCGATGGTGAATGCCGCCGGCACGGTCACGGCCCGCGAGAACGGGGCCGTACCGACCGATGGCGGTAGTTGGGCGGTGAGCGTCACCGCCGGCAGCACTGCCTTCGTCCCCGCGATCGGTTCGAACCCGAACGCCGCGGCGACCCCCGCGGCCGCGTAGTCGGCCGCGTTCACAGCCGCGCGGTTCACGGCCGCGAGCTGGTGTCCGATCTCCTCGGCGAGCGCGACTTCGGGGGCGCCTTCGGTGGGCATCCACCCGGGGATCTTGCTGGCGAGGCCGGTGAGGATGTCCGTGATGATCTGGCTCTCATCGACGGGCAGGGGCAGCGGCTCCCAAGCCATGGGTCACACTCCGATCGTGGTGGGTCGGGTCAGGCGAACGCGTCCAACGCCGGTGTGGGGGACGTCGCGGATCCATTCAGCGACGAGCCATCGACCGTCGGCGGGGCCGCTGCGGGTGAGGTGGACGGAGGTGCCGGCGTCAGCAGCCCAGGTGGCGGCGACGTCGAACTCGGCGCGCTCGTGGGTCTGGGCAATGTCGATCTGGAAGCCGATGTCGCCGAGCACGTGCCCGCGTGAGCTCGTCACGCGGGCCGCGTCGCCGCGGGCGAGGAGGGTGTCGTCGGTGGCGAAGATGATCCGCGTGCCGTCGGAGTAGACGCGGCCGCCGAGTCGGGCGGCGAGCGCGCTGATCTCGCGCCAGGAGTCGGTGGTCTCCAGCAGGGACCGGCCGGCGCCTTCGACGAGCTGCTCGCCGAGCACGGGGTCGACGTCGACGGGGACGCCGGCCTCGTTGCAGAAGCGGGTGATGATGGTGGCCGCTGAGAGCGGCACCTGGTACATAAGCCGTCCGCGCTGGGCGCGGAGTGCGGCGACGAGGTGGTCCTCGTAGACGAGTCGGATGATGTCGGTGCCCCGTTCGCGTCGGATCGCGACGAAGGACCAGTCGCGTCCGGCTGCGGCCGCGGTGCGGGCGTCGAGGAGGGATGCGGTGAGCATCCGCTCGGGCAGGCGGACTTCGAGGGTGGAGGCGCCGAGCACGCGGGTGCGGATGCGGGCGCTCTCGGCGGCGGCGACGAGGTCGAGGCGAGCCGTGCCGGCGGGGGTGGTGAGGGTGAGCTCTGATGCCTTCACGCTCACCCCCCTGTCACATGTCGGTGTCCTCGCCGAGCGCTTCGCGGAGGGCGTCGGCGTAGCCCTTCGCGGACGCGTTGGCCCGCTCGGTGAGGGTGACGGTCACGTCCTGCTGGATGCGCTGCCCGTCACGGCCGGTGATGAAGTCGCCCCAGTCGAGCCCGGTGATCGCCCACCGGATCGACCGGGGCACGCGGACGTTCCCGGAGACGGTGACGAGGGTGGGGTCGACGTATGCGCCCGAGCTGGGGCGGCCGGCGGCGCCCCAGTCCTGCAGGCCCCGGATCTCGCCCTCGACGGTCGCGTTTCCCTGCTCCCAGTCGGCGCGGTCGAAGCGCAGCGGGAGGGTGTAGACGCGCAGCGGCTGCTCGGTCCACACCAGGAGGGGCTCGCGGAGCTTCCGCGAGACCTCCTTCCACCCGCCGACGCCGCCGGTGAGCTTGTCCTGGCCGATCAGCTTGAGCGTCATCGACGGTCTCCCGGGGATCGCCCGGGAGATCGTCACGTCCAACTGCTCGCTCACAGGCGCGCCTCCTCGTCTGCTGCCTCGTCGAAGACCTCCTCGAGGAGGACCTTGCCGTCGATCGTGACGACGCGGACGATGGTCCGGTCGCCGCGGGGCCCGACCTGCACGTCGAGCTCGTCGAGCGAGGCGTCGATATCGGCGTCGGAGTAGCCCGGCGTGGCCGGCACCGACGGATACACGTAGCCGTCAGCACCCGGCACGAACAGCTCGGGCCGACCGCCGTCGCCGACGATGTACTCCTCGCCCTTCTTGACCGGGCCGCCGCGGGCGAGCATCGGAAGCACGCCACCGTCGCGCATGGCGACGTGCACGTGATCCCAGTGCTGCGCGCGGACCGCGCCGCCCCAGAAGTGGGGCTGCCCGTTGAGGAGCTGCCTGCCCCCGGCCGGGGAGAAGATCAGCTCCCGCGCCGACGGGAACAGCGCGGCGACCTTGTTGAAGGTGTCCATCGTCGCGGGGATCAGGTCGATCGCACGCCCGAGAGCGTGGTACGACTGACCGCCGTTGACGGTGATCGACCCCGGCCGGTAGTTCGACGTCATCACCGCGCCGGGGATCGCCCCCTGCACGATGCGCCACATCGCTTGCCAGCCCATCCCGGCCCCGCCCTGCGGGGCGAGGTCGGAGGGCTCACCGCCGCCCATCCCTCCGAAGAAGTCGGCGACCTTCTCGCCGAGTCCCTTCGCGATGTTGATGGGCAGTTGCCCCACGGTGCGCAGGAACACATTCCCGTCGTCTCCGAGGAGCGGCTTGATGATGCCGTCGATGATGGACCGCTGCACCGACCCGATCGGATCGGTCACGAACCCCCACGCGGCTTCCGCAGCGCCCCGGATGTTGTCGAGGACGTCGCCGCCGAAGCTGGCGATGTTGTCCCAGGTGTCGGTGAACCAGTTCCCCGACGCCCCGGCGTCCACTCCCCCGTCCGCGTACGCGGTGAGCGAGTACCCGAACCGGTCGGCGACGTCGGCGAGGATCGCCGTCGAGCGGCCCCGCTTCGCGTCGGCGAGGGGGATGTACGCCTCGCCGCCAGTCTCCGGCTCCGCCCACAGGCGCATCGCCCCGGCGGGGGCGATCTGCGCGACGTGGTTCTCGGTGCCGTCGGCGAACTTGATCAGCGGCGCCTTCTTGAGCTTCATGTCCTCGAGACCGAGCTCGGTGACGACGTCGTTCCAGAAGCTCCGGAGGCCGTCGTTCCAGATCGTGCCAAGCACGAAGTTGATCGGGATCGCCGCGGCGGACTTGATGCCCTCCCAGGCGGTGCCGATCGCGGACGCGCCGATCTTGAAGCCCTCGACGAGCAGGTCGATGCCACGGCCGAACGGCGCGAAGACGTGCTCGTCGACGAAGTTCCATCCCGCCAGGAGGAGCTGGCCGACCCGCTCCCACGCCGGCTTGATGTACTGCTCGTACACGAACGTGAAAGCGAACCCGAGGAGACTCAGCGCGAGCCCGATGTTGTCGAACACGCCCCGGATCCAGTCTCCGACGGGGAGGATCACCGACTCGTAGAGCCAGACGAAACCCTCGCCCCAGAAGCGGAAGCCGGCGATGACGAAGTCGATGACCGGCTTGATGCCGAACTCCCAGAGCCAGAGGAAAGCGGCCCCGATCTGATCGAGAGCCGGCTGGACGTACACCTGCCAGAGAGCGACGACGACCTGCCCGAACAGCTCGAGGCCGAGCTTGATGAGCTCGACCTTCTCGCCGATCCACGCGGTGACCTCGGTGAACTTCTCACCGATCCACCCGAGGACGGGCTGGATCGCGTTCTCCCACAGCCACACGGCCACGGCGCCCCAGAAGCGGAAGAAGTTCCGCACCAGGTCGACGCCGAGGCGCACGCGCTCGACGGTCGCTTCGAACCAATCGCCGATCGCGCCGAAGACGGGCTTCAGGATCGACTCCCACACCCACGTCGCGGCCGTGCCGATCGCGTCCATCACCGACGACCAGATCTGCTGGCCGAGCTCGGTCTGCGTGAAGAACCACACCAGCGCCGCCACAACCGCGCCGATCGCGGTAACGATCCACATGAGCGGGGACGCGTTGAGCGCCGCGTTGAACGCCCACTGCGCGGCCGTCGCCGCTCCCGTCGCGACCGTGCCTGCCACCAGAGCGACACGCGACGCGACCTGAGCGGCGGTGCTCGCCACCCAGCCCGCCGTGGTCGCGGCGATCGAGGCCGCGCCCTTGGCGAGCGATATGACGAGGTCCTTCGCATACAGCGCGACGATCGCCGTGGTCACAGCGATGTCCTTCGTCTTCGCGACGGTGGCCGCCCCGATCCCGAAGAGGAAGTTCGCGAACGAGATGCCCGCGACGGCGACCTTGAACGCCACCCACGCGCCGACACCCACGCCGAGGATCACCGTGAGGGAATCGACCAGCGCGCCACTCTCGGTCATCCACGTGATGAAGTCGGCGAGCGCGGTCACGATGGTCGAGATCACCGGCACGGCGATCTCGATGGCGGAGACAAGGGCGCTGCTGATGAGCTCGCCCACCTCGGCGAGGACGGGGGCGAGCTCGGAGCCCGCCGCGGTCACGGCCGACAGGAGCGTCCCGAGCGCCTCGCGCAGCTCGGGCGAGACGGCGACGAGCCCGGCGAACGCCGCGACGGCGAGGAACGGGCCACCAGCAAGGCCGCCGAGTGCCCCGCCGAAACGCCTGAGACCGGGGATCATACCGATCAGGGGGCCGAGTCCGCTGGAGCCGAGGGCGAGGAAGGCCGCGGTGAGGGGCGCGATGATCTGGGGGGCGATCTTGAACTCGCCGAGCCCGCCGGAGAGGGCGTCGGTGAGCCATTCGATCACCGGGGCGAGCTTGGAGCCGATGAGCTCGCCGATCTGGGCGGCCTTGTCTTCGAGCGGTCCGAGCGCGGTCGTGAGGGACTGGAAGAGCGGGGCGAGCTTCGGGAAGACGCCGCCGAGGATGCCCGCTCCGATGCGGCCGAGGGAGGCCATGACGTTCGCCATGGCGCCCGAGAAGGTGTTGCCGCTGGATGCGGCCGCGCCGCCGAGGGCGCCCTCCATCGCGGCTTGGAAGGTCGCGAAGTCGATCTCGCCGCGGGAGGCCATCTTGGAGGCTTCCTCCGCGGTGACGCCCATGTGGTCGGCGAGGGACGCGAGGGCGGGGACGCCGGCGTCGTGCAGCTGGTTGATGACATCCATCTGCACCTTGTTGCTGGCGGCGACCTTGTTGAAGATCGCGCCCATCGACCCCATGTCGGTGCCGGCGATCGTCGAGGCGTCGGCGACGAGCTTGAGGGTGCGCTCCAGCTCCTGCCCCGGCTTGATGCCGGCGGCGACGGCGGAGGCCGCGACGGTGGCGGCGTCGTCCATCCCGAAGGCCGTGCCCTTCACCGAGGCGAGGGAGTCCTTCATGATCTGGTCGACGGTCTCGGCCGAGTGGCCGAGACCGTCGAGCTTGTTCGTGGCCTGGTCGAGCGCCTTGAGGCGGCCCAGGCCCTTGACGAGGGCGGTGCCGAGCGCGCCGGCCGCGGTCGCGACGATGCCGGTGGCGGCGGCCTTGATGCCCTCGCCGAACTTCGTCGCGATCTTCGAGCCGACCGCGCGGACCCCGTCGGCGGCCTTCATGAGGCCGCGCTGCCATGCCGGCAGCGTCCTCTCACCGCTGGCGAGGCCCGTGGCGAAGTCCTGCAGCCGCTTGGCGATCTTCCCTACCCCGGTGTCGAAGGGGAAGATCTTGTCCGTGATCGAGCTGATGCCCGTGGCGAAGGTGCTCATCTTCCGGGCGCCGTCGGCGACCTTCTTGGACGCGTCATCGAGACCGGCGCCCACCTCGCGGGCCTGCTTCGCCGCGCGGGCCGTGCCGGAGGTGCGGAACGTGAGCAGCACAACAGCCATCGCTCGCACCTCCTTGCACGATCACCGCCGGAACAGCGATGCGACGATGCGCGAGACGCCGCGCAGAATGGACCCCGACGTGAGTTGGCTCATGTACTTCGCGAGGTACTCGATCCACGCGCGTGCACGCTCGTCTTCGATGCGGAGCTGTTCCTGGATGATGAGGTTCTCGAGGCGGAAGTCGTCCGCCTCGAGCGCGAGGAAGCTCAGCGGGTCACGGCCCGCGAGACCGGCCACCGCCGCCGCTCTGACGGCGGGGTGGCCGGCTAGTTTCCCTCGTACTCCTCAGCGACCTGCTCGTCCGCGAAGCCGGCCCACTTCATGAGACCAGCGGCGGTGCTGATGATGTCGCCGTCGGTGAAGTACAGCGCCTTCACCACATCGACAGCCCGCTTGGCCTCGGGCGCGCCGAGGTACTCCGCGAGGTCGGCGTCGAACTTCGGCCACTCCTCCGGCGACCCGATCGGCTCGCCGGAGGCGTTCTTCTGGAACACGCCCTGGCAGCACTCGGCGAGCACGAGCGTCTCGACGAATGCGCCGGTGTCCCCGCCGCGGGTCTTCTTGGCCCGCTCGGTGTGGCGCTTGATCTGCGCCTGCGTGGGCGGCGAGTACCGCACGAAGACGTCGTCCTCGTAGCGCGGCACGCGCAGATCCAGGTGCAGCTTCTCCCGGATCTCCTGACGCTGCGCGCGCAGGCCCGCCAGGGGCGAGGAAGGCGCCGCGTCGACCTGGCCGCTGTGCTGCTCGGCGTCGAAGTCGTCGTTGTAGTTGTCGGTCATCACACCACTCCCGTGACGACCATGGTCGCCGTGATCATGCGAATGTCGTCGCTGTTGGAATCGGAATCTCCGCCGGTGGCGGAGGAGAGACGACCCGTCCAGGTCGTCGGCTTGCCGAAGGCGATGCCGTCGACGTCGGTGGGCTGCTCGGTGACCTTCAGGACACCGAGGCCGACGCGCGTGCGCAGGAGCCGCACGACGTCGATGTCTCGTGCGGGGTCGAAGCGGCGCGTGATGGTCACGTCTCCCGCGTCGGGGTGGCCGGCGTCGGCGACGCGCTGCCGGCTGCCGCCGGGCCGGTACTTGTTGACCGCGGCGGTGGACTCGCCACCGGCGCGGGTGTCCCACACGCCGAGCGACTTGCCGTCCAGCGACGCGGTGACGATGGCGTGAGCGTTGGTTGCCATGTCCTGTTCCTTTCCGGTCAGCCCGCGAGCGCGGTGACCACGTTGATGCGGATCTGCTCGGCGGCCGTCGCGGCGGTGATGGCGACGTCGACGTGCACCTCGCCGGCGGCGATGGTCTCCGGCGTGTTGTTGGTGAAGTCGCACACCACCGACAGCGCGTCGTCGGGGGTGGCGCCGAAGAGCGCGTTTCGGTTGTAGAGGTCGAGCAGGTAGCCGGTGACGTCGCCGCCGATCTGGGAGAGGAGGATGCCCTGCCCGTCGATCGGCGAGCCGAGGTACTGGTACATGAGCGAGGAGACTCGCGCGGAGACCTCCATGGTGAGGCGGCCGATGTTCAGCTGACGCCACACCGGGTCGCCGCCGAGCGCCTTGAAGCCGGTCAGGGTGATCACCCCGCCGACGTCGCGGAAAACGTTCACGCCCGCGTCGTAGAGCTCGTCCGTGTCCGCGTCGGAGAAGACCGACGAGGCCGCGAGCGCGCCGCGGACGGAGCCGGCCCCGCGGCCCTGGTCGAACATGGGGGCGTGGTTGGCGTGGCCGACCTGCCCGTCGCCGCGGGCGATGAGGCCGGCGGCGATGATCGATCCGGGCACCTGGCGGGGTCCGCCCGTGCCGGGCACGCTCACCCACGGGGCGATGAGGCCGGTCCGCTCGGCGCCCGCGGACGAGGCGAGCGCGGCCGCGGATGTGGCGATCTCGGAGGCGGGCGCGGTCGCGGGGGCGTCGAGGAGGCCCACGCGCTGCGGGTTGTCGGCGACGTGCTGCAGGAGCGCGGAGCGGGCGGCTTCGGTGGTGACGCCGGGGATGGCGACCTGGCCGGGCCCGTAGGAGGGGGTGAGGAGGCCGAGAGCGGTATCCCACTCCTCGGCGGTGACTTCCTGCGCGTCGGCGGCGGTGGCGCGCAGCACGACGACGGCGGGCGCGCCCTGGGCGATCGCGTCGCCGATCCACGCGGCGATCGCGGCGGGGACGCCGGCGGTCTCGGCTTGCGCGGCCGAGGTGACGCGGGTGGGGGTGGTCGGGCCGCCGGTGCCGGCGAACGTGAAGAAGAGCACGCCGGTCTCGGTGGGCAGGGAGGCGACAGGAAGCTCCCCGCTGATGTTGACGATTACCTGAGGACGCACCATGGTGGGGTCTCCTTAATGGGGTTGGACGTCTGTGTGGACAGAGCGGAGGGGTGGGAGGTTTGGGAGGTCGGTGAGGTCGAGAGCGACGTCGACGTGCGCGTCGAACTGCACCTCGCCGCCGGCGATGGTGCGGGCCTCTTGCTTGGTGGCGAGCACGTCGTACGCCTCACCGACCCACGTCAGCGAGATGCCGGTGTCGGTGAGCGGGGTCAGTAGCGCCGCGGTGCGCAGCACCTTCACCCACGCCTGAATCTGCGTCTGCGTCTGCTCGTGGTCGCCGCCGCGCGCGAAGATGCCGGCGGAGACCTGCCATGTCCCGGTCTGCTGTCCGCGGGAGCGGTACGGCTTCGAGTTCATGGATGGGGACACGAGCGCGACAGCCGGCAGCTGCGCGGCGGCGATCGCTTCCGGTGAGGGCACCATCTGCCAGGTCTTCACCTCGCCGAGGTGCCCGAGGCCGAGAGCCTCGATCACGAGGGGCACGTTCGCCTTCAGCTGCGCTTCGAGCGCGCGGATGATGTCGTCGCCGCCGATGACCCTCACGAGCGGTCCCTCGGGGTGACGAAGCCGAGCAGCTCCTCGGTGAGGATCGCGACGCGCGCCTTCGGCGGGCGCGGTGCCGGGTTGCGCTTCGGCATCGACCCACCCAGGCCGCGCGTGCCCTGGCGGGCGCCGGTGGCGGTGTCGGAGTTCGCCGCGTAGCGACCGGCGCGGAGGAACTTCGCGTAGGCGGGCGCGCGGACCTGCACGGAGGCTTTCATCTGCCGGGGCTCGCCGGTCAGCGCCGAGCGCAGCGCGCCGGAGCGTTCCAGCAGGCGGCCCCTGGCGGACGCGGACGGTGCCCAGCGGCGCCCGCCGGGGGTGCCGCGGGCCGCGAACACGTCGCGTTCCCACTCCTGAGCGAACCCGGCGACGATCGAGAGGATGCGGGGCCGGTTGTCGAGGTTCTCGGCCGCGGTGCGGAGCACCTTCGTGCCGAGCGTCGTGTTCAGCTCGACGCCGATCCGCGTCTGCGGCGGCTTCTGCGCCATGGCGGCTCCTATCTCTTGCGGCGATACCTCCCGTGCCACGAGAGGATGAGCCGGCGGTGCTCCTCCGGATGCGGCCGCTCGGCGGCACGCTGGAGGAGCACCGGCAGCGGTGCGGTGAGTTCGATGACGTCGGCTCCCAGCGACCGCGCGAGCGGCAGCACCGCGGCGCGCGGCTTGGAGCGGATCACCCACACCGCGCCGTCGGCCTCCCGTGCGGCGGCCATGCGGCGACGCCACTCGTCGGACACGGGGCCGAGCAGCGACCGGTCGACGTGATGATGGCGGGGCGGGAAGCCGAGGTCGGTGACGATCTCGTCCCAGTCCAGGACGACGTCACCGGGCTCGGCGTGCTCGGCGACGTAGGTCGACTTCCCCGCGCACGGCGACCCGCACACGATGTGGAAGGTCGCCACTACCAGCGCCCGCGCAGGCCGTGGCGATACTGCGGGGGCCGTCCGAACGGATCCGGATACGGCTGGGGAGGCGGGAAGGTGGCGCGGCTCACGCCGCCGCTCCCGCTGCCGTCCTTCGACATGCCCGTGAGCTGGTCGAGCAGCTCCCTGAACCGCTTGCCGAGGAAGTACCCGCGGCCAGTGTCACCGGCCGACTGCTGCTCGGGGAACTCGGCATACTCGATGTTCGACGCCACGCCGTAGGCGATGCACTGCACGGTGAGGTCGCGGGCGGCGTTCTTCGGATCCGGCCCGGCCACGGGGAGCACCTCCGCGGCGATCTGCCGCACGGTCTCCTCGAACATGCTCACCGGCGGATCCCCGTACGTCCGGTCGAGGATGTCCGGCGGGCGCTCCTTGAGCAGCACGCCGACCATCCCCTTGGTGACCTCCGCGGCCACGCCCGACAGCGTCATTCGCTCCGCTCCTGCGGCGGCGGTCCCGCAGCGAGCGCCTTCCTCTTGCGCGCCGGCTTCACGACCAGAGGCTCAGGCTCCGGCTCCGGATCCGGCTCGGGCTCCGGCTCGGGCTCCGGGGTCTGCACAGGGTCGGGGTCGGGATCGGGAGCGTCTTCGCGGATGACGTTGAAGCGGAGGAGGCGGGCGAGCTCCTCCTCCGCGACGCCCTCGGGGAGGTGCGTGGAGGGGTCGACGGTGACCGTCTGCCCCTCCACGCGCACGACGCAGCGCACGTTGCTGATGTAGCGCATCGCGTCTCCTCTCCTAGTCGTCGGTGCCGGCAGCGCCCGACTGGTCGCCCTCGGTCTTCTGACCGGCCGGCGTCCTCTGGTCGCTCTGGGGAGCGCGCGCGGCGGTCTTCGTCGCGGGGGCTTCGATGGCGGCGATGAAGCCGTCATCGTGGAGGCGCTTCAGCTCAGCCTCGGGCACGTCGGCGGGCACCTTCTTGCCGGCGTAGACGTACACGCTCTGGCCCGCCGTCGTCTTGACGATGGTCAGCGGCGCCTTGCCGACGTAACCGTCGGCGGCGGTGGCCTTCTTGCGGGCGGCCATTAGGCACCCACCAGCTTGCGCGCGGCCGCGGGCTCCTGCACGATCGGGACGCCCGTCTTGCGGACCTGGATCTTCCAGCCGTCGTGATCGTCGTCACGCTTGACCTTGGTCTCCACGCCGTACGGGTCCGAGGGGTCGCCCAGGTAGCCGCCGCCGAGACGCTCGAAGCCGATCGAGCCGAGAGCGTTCCGGTCGAGGACCATCACGTCCGTCGCGGTGGGGAGGTTCGTCGTGCGCAGGATGGTGAGTCCGTCGACCACCGTCAGCTGACGGCCGTTCTCGATCGTCGAGGAGTCACCCAGCGCGCGCGGGAACAGGGTCGCCAGGCGCGACATGAGGATCGCGTGCTTGATCGGGGTGAGCAGGACCGTGTTGGCCGTGAACCCCTCGTTCAGCGAGTCGATCTCGGCGCACGCGAGGAGGATGTCGCGGTAGGGGTCCGAGTTGTCGCCCGCCCACGCGCCCTTCGCTGTCGTCGTGTTCGACACGGCGGATCCGACGGCGGAGAGCACCAGGCTGTCGTGGTGCCAGATGATGCGGTTCACCATGCGACGGACCTTCTTGTTGAGCACGTCGTAGCGGTTGCGGGAGACGTTCTCGTCCGAGACCAGGGACGCGAAGCCGCGCTTGATGGACGCGGCGAGGGAGAGTTCGCCCTCGTCGTCATCCACGAGCGGATAGGCGCCGAGCTCGCCGATTTCCTCGGGCTCGTCGTCGACCATGATCGGCTCGCCGGTCGTGAACGCGACGGCGCCCGATCCGGTCATGTCGATGCGGCCGGTGAGGGTCTGGCTGCCGATCATCCGCTGCGCGGCGAGCGTCTGCACGACGCGCTGCAGCACCTCGGGGTGGTTGATGAGGTAGTGGACGGTGAACTTCCGTCCGTCGACTGTGGTGGCGGGTGGCGCGTAGGTGGGCATGTGTGACTCCTTCTCAGCGGAGGAACTTGGCGGGGACGATGGCGTCCTCAGCGGCCGCGGCGAGCGCGATGCCGATGAAGAGCTCGGGGGCGTCGGTGCCGGCCACGTAGACCGTGACCTCGCCGTCGTCGGCGGGCTTGAGGAGATCGCCGCGCGCGATCGGATCCGCCGCGACGAGGCGCTGGACGCCGCCGTGGAAGAGCGCGATGGTCTCCCCTTCGGCCGCGTCCTTCGACGCGACGCCGACGACGGTGGCGTCGTCGGCGCCCGCGGGCGCGGCGAGCGCGGTGACGAGCTGGCCGGCGGCGATAGGGGCCTCGGCGGTGATGTTGGCGCGGTCGCCGGGGAGGTACAGGGGGAGGTAGCTCACGGTCAGGCTCCGTTCGTGATGCCGAAGTGGCCGGCGATGGCGTTGAAGGCGGCGTCGTCGGTGGCGGTGACGGTCTCGCCGTCGGCGTCGAAGCCGATTTCGGCGACGGGGATGGTGTTCTCGGCGAGCGAGCCGATGAGCTCGGTGGTGCCTTCGGGGTCTGCCTTGTGGAGGGCGAGGAAGTGGTCGCGGCGGGATGCCTTGAACTTTCCCTTCGAGATGGCGCCGTCGATGAGCCGCTCGCGCTGCTCGGTGATCTGCTGCTCGCGCGCGGCGACACCGGCGGCGGCCTGGGTGCGCAGTTCGGAGAGCGCGGAGGCGTCGATCATCTCGACTCCCTCCGGGAGGGGCGCGTGGGGCTGGCGGGCGGTGATGGCCGACAGGATGGCCGTCTCGTCCGCGTCGTCGGCGAGGCCGAGGGTGGCCCGCATGCTGTTGAGCTGGTCGTCACTGAAAGCCACGGCCGTCTCCTTTCTGGTGGGTTCTCCGGACGCGGACGCGGCCGGGGTCAGGATCGAGGTGACGCGCACGGGCGCGGAGTCCTCGACGGTGTCTTCGTTGGTGCTGTCTTCGCCGGCGGTGGCGGTCTCGCCGGCGTCGGGGATGACCGCGACGCGGTCGGCGAGGCCGAGCTCGACGGCGGCCTGCGAGGTCAGCCACGTCTCTTCGGCGAGGAGGGCGGGCCAGTCGTGCTGGTCGCCGGCCTTGGCCGAGTAGATCTCGACGAGGGTGGCTTCGTAGTTGTCGAGAGTGCCGGCGACCTTGCGGAGGTCGGTGGCGTTGCCCATCGCGATGGACCACGGCGAGTGGATCATCATCTGCGTGCCCGGCGACATGACCGTCTCATCGCAGCCGGCGGCGATCACGCTGGCCGCGGAGGCGGCGAGGCCGTCGACGACCGCGGTGATGCGGGCCTTGTGGGCGCGCAGCATGTTGAGGATCGCGACGGCTTCGGACACCTCGCCGCCGGGGCTGTTGATGCGCAGGATGACGCGGGTGACGGTGTCGGGAAGCGCGTCGAGCACCTCGCTGATGTCGGCGGTGGAGATCCCCCACCATCCGCCCCAGCTGTCGATGGGTCCGAACATTCGGATGGTTGCGACGTCGCCGTCTCCCGAGGGGCTCGGCGTCGTGACCGCGCCGAAGAACTCCGTCTTCGACTTCGCCGGGGTGCGATCACCCCAGTAGCGGTTCGATTCCTTGGCCATGTGTCCTCCGGGACGGTCAGCGGCCGCGTCGGCCGGGAGTGGGGTTGGGAGCGCCGATGGTCACGGCGACGCGCGGGTCACAGGGCGCCGCCGGCACGGTTGACGATCGCGCGGGCTTCGTCTCGCGTGATCACCTTGTCGACACCGAGGTAGACCTTCTGGACCGTCTCGGCGGCGTTCCGAGCGGCCTGGGCGTCATTCACTCCCGCCCCCGATTCCTCCCCGGTGCCCGTCGAGGACGCGGCAAGCGCGTCTTCGGAGGCGGGTGGGAGTTCGAGGGTGGAGCGGACGAACTTCTCGAGGTCCTCGTCGGGGTGGAGCACGCCGGTGGACACCAGCGAGGCGATCGCGGAGAGGATGGAGCTCTGGCGGGATCCGATCTCGTCGAACACGAGCCGGGGGGCCGGTTCGTCGGGTCCCCAGTTGATGTCGACGATGTCCTCGATGATGTGCCGGGTGGCGGTCTCTCGGATCTGCTCGGCGATGGCCTGGATCGACAGGGTGAAGAAGTCCGCGAAGGTCGTGCCGAGCGCCCATGATCCGGTCTGCTGACCGAGGTTGAGGAAGTGCGCGAGCACGCTGCGGCTGATCTGCTCGTCGTGGTACTTGACCTTTTCGAGGATGTTCGGGAGCGTGCCGGTCACGCCGGTGAGCTCGAACTTCGCGTCCTTCGAGAGCGAGACGCCGGAGTTGTCGCCGGCCTGCACGCGCTCGACGATGTCGAGGCCCGCGTCGAGCGCGGCTTCGGTGTTGTCGGCGGCGGTGTGGGTGGGGATGCCGAGTCCGTTGCGTTCGACGACCATGGCGTCCACGCGCAGGAACCGATCCTTGAGCATGACGTTCTTGTAGGCGGGGCGGAGCACGCTCTCGCCGACCCAGTTGCCGCCCTTGCGGCGGTTGGTGTAGACGACGAGCCGGTCGACGGACAGCACGGCGGGCGCGAACGCGCGGAACGATCCGGTGGCCGTGGTGAACCCGAAACCGCCGTGCTGCCAGATGCCGCGCAGTCCGCCGTCGGGGGCGACGTCCCACCCTGCGATGGTGCGGGGCGGGCGGTGTCCGAGCTTGCGGAGGTGGTACATGCCGTCGCCGCCGTCGCTGACGGGGCGCGGCGCCCAGTACAGCTGCTCGAAGACCGAGTGCCCGAACTGCAGGTGCTCGGGCACGACGACGCTGAGATGCTCGGTCCACGAGAACCGGCCGCGGGTGCGTGCGGCCGGCACCCGCTTCGCCTCACCGGCGATGGGCAGGCCCAGGTCGGCGGCGATCTGCTCGGTGACCTCATCACGGCAGCCGGTGCCGTCCACGCGCCACGGGGTGCGCATGATCGGCGTGGCGATCGCGGAGAGCACGCTCGAGGCCTGCGCGTCCTGACGGACCATGTCGTCGAACACGTTCACCGACTCCGGCCACCGCAGCTCCGGCGTCTGCTCGCCGGCGAGGTCGGCCCACCACCCGCTCGCGCTCTGGACCGCGTATCCGCGCTCGCGCGTCGACGCCGAGGAATGCACGAACGTCTTCGCGCGCGGGGCGCGGCGCACGGTGTGTCGAACACGGGGACTGGTCATGAAGCCCCCTTTCGCGGGATCAGAAGCGAGACGTGCGCGGGTCGAACCCACCGGAGGACCCACGCGGACGGAAGCGGCGGGGCTGCTGTCCCGGGCCCCGCTCGGGAGCCGCACGATTGGACTGGCGGGAAACGGCGGCCTGCTCGTTCTTCTTGGCGATGTCGAGACCGTGGTTGGCCCAGGTCGCGGAGATGATCGAGCACGAGTTCTCCGCGGTGGTCCGCTTCCACGTCATCGAGCCCTGCACGTCGCGTGTCTCAGCGGCGGCGGCCGCCGCGGTGAGCACGAGGCCGCCGCCGTGGAAGATCTCCGGGCGCGCATCGTCTTCGGCGGTCATGAAGGCGTCGTAGAACTTCCCCCACGCCGCGGTGACGTCGGCGGTCTTCAGGAGGATGAGCGTCACGCCGGCATCGCGCAGCGGCCCAATCAGGGAGTTCGCCGGGCCGCCGGGGTCGATGACCACGCCGAGGTTGTCGTGCTTCTCGGTGAGGCGCCGCAGCTCGCGGACGGCCCACGAGACGCCGTCCTCCTCGGCGATGCACTCGATGTGCCGCGCGCCGTCGGCGCGGAACCCGGCGACGGTGATCGATGCCGACGAGCGATTCCAGCGCGCCTCGACGGAGAACACCACCGGTCCCACGGGCTTCGAGTCGGGGTCTTCCGCCGCTTCCCAGCGGCGGCGGGGGATGGCCCAGTCCTCGCCCTCCTCGCGCGGGTAGTCGCCGACACCGAGGCGCTCTTGCCCGAAGCGGGTGGGGTCGAGGTCGGCGCCCATCGCGATGTATTCCTGCATCACGTAGTCGAGGGAGATGCGACGGCCGAGAGCGGGGTTGACGCGGGCGATGACCTCCGGATCCGCGGGGTCGTCGACATCGAGGTCGGCGGCGAAGCGCGCCACGAGCAGACGCCGCTCGCGGGGCGGCTCCCCAGCCGCGCGCAGCGCGAGCTCCTTGTCGGAGCGCTTCACGAGGCGGCCGAGCACTGTCGACTTGCGCGTGCCGGCGGATCCGCCGTACCAGATCTGCGGGTCGCCCTCGATCGACTTCGCCGCCAGCGAGGGGAACAGTGCCGCGATGTGGTCGTCGGTGGCGTCCTGGACCTCGTCGATGATCACGCAGTCGCCGGTGAGGCCGCGCCCGCCGCCGGCGGTGCGGGTGCGGAACTTGATCATCGACCTGTCGCGGAGGATGATCGCCTCTTTGCCGTTCGCCGCGGGCGTCTTCCACACGAGGCGCTTGAGCTCGGGGGCGCCCTCGATGAGGCTGACCATCCGCGCATACGCGCCCATCGCGGTCTCACCCTTGTGGGCGGAGTAGACGATGAGCCTCTCACCGAAGACGAACAGGCCCGCGAGAGCGCGCAGCTCGAAGATGACCGACTTGCCGTTCTGGCGCGACAGCTCGATTGCGGCCTCGTAGGCGGCCCACTTCGATCCACCGTCGTCGGTGTAACGGCGCCCGAGACCCAGCTCAAGAAACTCTCGCTGGTAGGGGTCGAGGACGATCCCGACCATGTCGGCGAGTTCGAGGACAGCCTCGATGTCGGAGTAATCGATGTCAGGCGGGGCGACGAGATGGGTCGGAGTCTGCGAGCCGAGGAGCCGGCTAGACGGTGCCTCCTGCACGTCGCTTCTCCTCACGCTCGCGCCTCAGGCGCTCCATCCGGTCCTCAGGCACGACGTTCGGATCCGCGGCCTCGCCTGCGGTCTCGGTCTTGATCTGCTCGGCGCGCGCGGCCGCAGGCGTCTTCGCCCACTTGTCGGGGAACCGGCGTTCGAGGAACCACTTGTTGCCTTCCGCGGCGGGCCCGCCGCTTCGGACCTGCTGCAGCGCGGAGAGCTCGGCAATCGCAATCGCGCGGTCGAGTCCTCGGAGGTACTCGGCGACGATCGCGGCCTCGTGCGTATCGAGCGCGGTGGAGCCATCGACATCGGGCGAACCCAGGGCGATCCATCGGGCGTGCTCGTCGGCGGTGATGCCGTGGGCGATCGCGGCGCGGTCGGGCTCCATCCCGAGCGCGACGGCGTCGAGGATGAGCGCGGCCTTATCGGGGTCGAACATGCTCACCAGGTCCTTGAAGGTCGGAACCGCTCCTTGCGGCTGCGGAGCTTCGCGCCGAGCTCACCGCCGGCGGAGCGGTTGCAGTCGGCATGCTCGATGCGGTCGCCGAGCGCGTGCGAGTCGATGGCCTTGTCAACGGAGTGGCCGAGGTCGAGCTCGTCGGTTTCGAGCATGATCCGCCCGCACCGCGGGCAGGGGGTGTTATACGCCAGAGGGAGCAACTCGGCGCGGCGACGCTGATGGTCGGCACCGTAGGCGGGATCAGCCATATCCCCTCCCATCGTGAGCGGCCCCACGCGCCCCATAGAGCGCACGAAGCGCTAGATGACCCGCATGCCCGGCCACAACGCGTTAGGGCGACCTAGGGGGCGCGGGGAGCCGCTGACGGGGGGAAAATCCAGACCGGGGGAGAAAAAAAGAGTTGGGGCTGGGGTCTGGAAGCCGTCGAGATCGCTAATTTTTTCGAGCGAAACGGGGAGAGAGGATCCCAGCCGGCCGAACCGGCGCCCGATCAGACCGGGCTGACGACCTCGGCCGGGAGGCCACGAAGGGCCGTCGCGCCGATCACCGACGCGACCTCGTCGGGCGAGGGCTCATAGTCGAAGTACACGACATCCTCACCACCCCTGAGGGCGCCCGACTGCGCGCGCTGCACGAACCGGATCCGCGCGCCGCCAGAGAACTCGATCGCTTCCATCCCGTAGGCGGCGCGGACGCGTGAGACATCGATGTTGAGGTACGACGCCACCGCCTGCATCTCCCTGAACGCCTGCGCCACACCAGCCGCACTCGCAGCGACCACGACCACATGGTTCTCATCGAGAACAGCCGAGAGCGCGAGGCCCCGCGCCGTGTACTTGTTCATGCGGATCTCCTTGTCGCCGGCCGCCTCAGCTGTCGCGCTCGGTGACCTGCCAAGGCTCCGCGGCGCACACGGTCACGAGGTGCGGGAGCGCCGGCAGGCCGAGAAGCTCGGTGAGGAGGTGGTCGACGTCGTCGAGGGCATACTGCACAGAACCAGGGTCATCGGGTCGGCCCTGCTTCTCGAAGTCGTTGAGTAGCTGGCGGTAGCTGAGCACCTGACGACTGCGGTGCGGCAGCCCCATCCGCGCCTTGACTTCCTCAGCGTGCGCACCAGAGGCCGTGATCAGCACGCGGGTGACGCCCTCCGGCGCCTCGCGCAGCCACCTCTCCGCGAGGTGCGTCTTGCCGGTCTGCCGCTCCCCCGCAATCACATGCGCCACCCCATCCCGGCGACTGGGAACTTCGAGGATGTCGGCGTTCTTCGCGCGCCACGCTTTGTTCTCCCGCAGGACCGCGACGTGCTCCTCCGAGGGCGGGTCGAGGTCGAGCGGCGATCCGATCATCCGATGATCCATGAGGGCTCCTTCGGTGAGGGCCCGGCCTGCTCGGCCCGCGCGTGCGAGAGTCTCGGCGAGGGCAGGCCGGGAAGAGGGCGAGAACGACAGAAGCCCCGCCCGGATCGGGCGAGGCTTCTGGTCACAATTGTTACGCGAGGCTCAGCCTATCAGATCCCCCGGAAGGGTTTGAAAGGTTTCGCCTGCCGGGGCGTCAGCTCCCCCGCCCCTCCTGCTTCGCGGCGATCCGCTCGGCGAGCACATACGGCAGCAGCACCGTCGCGAGCATGCCCGCCTTCCGTGCGCCGACCGTCGGCACGAGGTGATCCCGGATTCGTACCCACACGCTCTTGCTCAGGTCCAACTTCACGACCATCATCGGCTCCTCTCGGTATCTGCCAGGGCCGCGCGGAGGATGCGCTCCGCCTCGGACACCCCGTAATCGAATGTCTCGTCGGCGAGCACGTAGAGCGCTCGCTCGATTGCCCCACGGAGGTCAGCCGTCGGACCGTCCCCGTTCTCGACATGCGCCTCGTGCGTGGGGCCGACGTAGAGCACCGTCGCCGGGAACGCGACCCACGTCGGCCCCCACTGCCCGGAGACGCCCGAGCACTCCCACCCGCGGTCGCTCACCTTCTTTCGAGCGCTACCCATGTTGTCGCGAATGATCGTTCCCCACGGGAGCGCGTTCGCCTCCGCCTCCGTCGTGATGACGTCGTTCTGCTCAGGCATCGTCTTCCCTCGGGTTCTCGTCTTCTGCCGCGGCGCGTGCCGCCGCGAGATCGGGATAGCGCACCTCCAGGCACTCCGCCAGATCCGCGATGAGCCTGCCGGCGCACGCACAGGGCAGGGCTTGGCACCAGCAGTACTCATCCGTCCGGACCAGGGTGGCCGCGACAGCGAACACGTCCCGAATCACTGCGACCGGATGCGTCGCGCCCGCGTAGACGCCCAGCTCCTTGATCCGCTCCGTCATCGCCTGCTCAGGCATCGTCGTCCCTCCGGTTCTCGTGCTCTATGACGTCCTGGCGCGCGTACTCGCGCGCCTTCTCGACGGGCACGCCTGCGAGGACGTACCGCTCGAACTCGTTGCACTCGACAACGCTGATGTTCACGGTCATGCGTCGTGTCTCCGAATCTCGACATCCGCGTGGCGCACCGCGTAGATGCGGCTATGCGGGTGCCGCGGCTGGTCGAATCCGGGCGGCGCCCAGCACGTGACGGTGGTCTTGTTGACGCGGATGACGCGGCACCACTCGGCGTGGCCTCGCGTGACGACCATGACCGCCGACGCGCCCTTCAGTGTGGATGGGTCCACTGGCTCGGCAGGGATCAGCGCGGCCCGCTCGGCTCGTTTCGCCTTCGCGACATTCTCCACCAGGCGGTCACGCTCCCGGGACTCCCGGCCGAGCTGGTTCAGGTAGCTCTTGAGCTTCTTGTTCCGCTGCGCCTGCGACTCGTGGAACCGCATCGACTGCAACCCCGGATCCGTCGGGCCGACCTGGTGCGCGGCATCCCACGCCCGCAGAGCCTCCTCCGCCTGCTCTACATCGCTCATTGGTCCTGCTCCTCTCTTCCCCGAAACTCGTCATCTGCCTGGGCTTCGTCCTCGTCGTGTCGGATGATCGTGAAGCGCGTGTGCTCGTGAGCGTTCTCGCGCACAGCGAACCAGTGCCCGTGCCACCAGCCCTCGCTGTCGCACCCCCATCCGCTGCCGAGCGGATGACGAGAGCACCACTTCACGCGCGGCACCCACTCCATCCAGTCCTCCTCGACCACGCGGTGATATCCGTCGAGAGGCTCACCGAGCACGGTGCGCTCGGCCGCGTCGAGAACCTCGGGAGCGAGCCCGTGACCCGGGAGGACGGCACAGGAATCACCATCGGAATGCATCAATGCGGGGTACTTCATGACTCCTCCCTCCGGTTCTCGTCATCCGCGCCGAACGCCTCGCGGTAGCTCTCCATGTCGTGCGTCGACATCCGGACGCGGCGCTTGTACTCGTCGAGCGTGATCGGCTCAGCCCAAGACGCGGCGAAGTTGCTGCGATCCCAGCCGTCCGCGTCTGCGATACGGATGCCGAAGATCGCCGTCCACTCCTCCGAACTGCGCCGAATCTCGTCATCAGCAGTGGGCTCGGGGAAGCCGAGCACCACGTAGTCCCTCGCGGTACTCGCGAGGTCGAGCAGCCGCACGAACGCCGCGCGGCGTCTGGCACCCTTGGATCTACGCGCCATGAATGCC